CTACAGCGATATCCCTCCTGAAAGCGGATTCAATGCAACGGCATTTTGCAGGTACTCCGGTGACAAATGCGCGTAAGTCATCGTCTGCTGGATGTTTGCATGACCCAGTATTTGCTGTAATGCAATGATGTTGCCCCCGTTCATCATGAAATGACTCGCGAAGGTATGACGCAGGATATGCGTTGCCTGATTTGCAGGAATATCGGGTTTAACCATCTTCAGCACCTTGCAAAAACTCACGTAATCGACGTTGAACAGATTCCCGCTGGCATTCTTCTTTATCAGCGATTCAAGTTCAGATGAAATTGGTACAGTGCGCTTTTTTCCGTTTTTGGTTTTCAGGAATGTCACGCGCCCGTTTACTATCTGTGCCGGTTTGAGTGTTGCCAGCTCTGACCACCGCCCGCCGGTACTAATCCCCAGCAGGGCAACCAGCAGATCATCACCTGTAAATGACTTAAGCAGCAGCGCAATTTCTGCCTTGTTAAGGAAAGCCATTTCAGGGTTAGTCTCTGCCAACGGAGGCAAACCATGAACGGGGTGCGCCCCAGCAAACTCTTCAAGTTGAATCAGCTTCGTGAACATGCCTGATAAGCGGTACATGTCACGGTTTATCGTCGATGCGCTGACTCCCTCACTAAGCCGCTTTGAACGGTAATCCATAAGTGTTCTTTTGCTTAACCTTGTAACTGGTATGTCTCCCATATCACCAATGGTTTTTAGCAAATGATTAAACTCCTTCGTTCCGCGCTCATGGTTCTGTCCGTAATACTTCCACCATACGTCCAGCAACTCTGAAAGCGTTCTACGATCCGCTCGCTTACCCGCCCATTCTTTGGTCTGTGCGTTTGCCAGCGTGTAGCGCTCAAAAGCCAGTGCTTCGGCTTTCCTGTCAAACTTCCGGCGAATGCGACGTCCTTCGCGCCCGCGCGGCCTAATGTCCACTTCGTAACGACCATCATCGAGCTTCTTAATTGACATAAGAAAGCCCTCCGGTGGGGTTATGACTATCTTGGTAACAAATAGTGAAAATATAATGCTTATAAAGCGTTAACCAATCTTCTTCTCGGAGTGGTCTGATTTTGTTGCATCTTGCCCATTGTGCGCGAAAGCCGGCGCGATCTGACCAGCTTGCGGGGCGGTTTTATCTGTCATGAGCCACAGTGTGTATTTCTGAAATTTAGGTGTGTTTGTCACCTGCATAACCACTTGTAATCCAGGTGATTTATATCCCCCCTCATAATTTTTGACTGTACCGAGCGCCAGCCCGCAAGCTTCACAGAAACTTTTTTGCGTTAGCCCCTCAGCTTTACGTACTGCTTTAAGTTTTTGACCTAACTCCATTGACAAGGACTCCCCTTGGTGACTATATTCACCGCGAAAGGTAACCATAGGGAAACCTTTTACGGCATGACTCCAGCGACTCAGGAAGCATCCTGAACCGTTCTAAGCCCGCTGGATCTGACAAGGTTAGCATGTAACCACATGAGAATGGAGTGTGTTATGGAAGCAAACGACTACGTTATTCAGTATCCGCTTGACGCGGTTCACCCTGATAAGTTCGCGGAATTGCTGGGAAAACCTCGCACCGCAGTAGTAGCGATGATTGAAAAAAACAAACTGCCGGTCATTGAGTTTCGCGACCCGGCAAAACCGAAAGCGCGTGCCGGTGACAAGCTTGTTTTCATTCCTGAGTTCAATCGCGGCGTGCGTGAGGCGTTTTATAACCGCCCGGCAGAACAACGTGATGCATGGTTGTTGTGGATGGGGCTATGACTATGAATGAGCCACGCTGCATAGCTCAGTTACTCCGTAACGAGAGCCCGACCCCGATTAACTTCACCATCACCCACGGCAGGGGACGTAAAGGCATCATTATCCGTACCCGTAAGCCTGGCATTTTGGCCGCTGTTGTTAAGCGCATTATAAAAATCAGAGAGGTGTCAAAATGGCTGTGATGACTCTTGATTTGGTACAAAAACAACCTGCTGCTCTTCGCGTTGTCATCGGCAAACATCTTGCAGATGCTCGCTGGCAGGACTCCTGCGATTTCTACAATCAGATGATGGAACGCGACCGCCTGACGGTCTGTTTTCATGCTCAGCTTAAACAGCGTCACGCGACCATGCGTTTTGAAGAAATGAACGATGTAGATCGTGAGCGTCTGGCCTGCGCGATTGACGAGCTGCGCGGTGCGTTTTCTAAACGGCGTCAGGTCGGAGCCAGTGAGTCGGCGTATATAAGTTATCTGACAGTAAGCCAGCGCCGCACTTTATTCCTTCATGCAGGTTTAACTGAAAAGGAATTTAACCAGCCTTACTGGCGAGTTAATGAAGAGTCATGTTATTGGCGTGAAAAATTATTCCGTGCTCTACGTGAGTTATTCAGCCTCTTTGAATATGCCCCAACTATTTTGACCTCGGTTAAGCCCGAGCAATATTTGCATTAATTAAGCAAAGGGAATTTTTTACGCGCTTGAATGCGTGGGACATCTTTTTGTCTGGAGCCGGGTAAATGGAAAAAGAAATATCAGTTCCTCGCAGCAACATGAAAGAGTTGTTAGCGCAGGCCACCTTTGAGGCTCAGATAGTCACCGCGACGCGTTTTGCGTCTGCGCTCGATTCTCTGATAGCTCACATTTGCAAGTCAGAAATGAACCGCACGGAAATCATTGAGCTGTTGGGGCAGGAGTCCGAAAAGCTTCACAACTCTATATTAAATCAGCGATAAGTTATTAAGGGGCTGTATGAGTATTAATATTGTTGTCGATGATAAGTTCGTAATTACCAGCGACCAGTTCCAGTTTATTTTGCAGGAAAAGAAAATCGCTAAGTCTGGAAAGAATGCCGGTAAAGAGTGGCTCGATACTGTTGGTTTTTATCCAACAATTGGCAAGCTCGTTTCCGCTCTAGTGCTGCACAACATTTTAACCGGCGAAGCTCGTCAGTTTTCTGAATTAGAGAAGCAGGTCGAGCAGTTAGGTCAAAAATGTCTCGAAGCATTCACTGCTAATGGCCGTTGAGACCCGGGGGCGCGTTGCCCCCTCGCCACCCCCACCACTATCAAAAAGCACCGATGAGACTTTCGTCGGTGCTTATCCGTGGAACAAATCCCGCGAGGCCATTGGCCGCGACAGACCCCTTACACGTGCCGAACTCCGTCAGGTGCAAGGTGTTTTAAACCGGATTGACCGTCTGCCGTTTTTCCTGCAAACGCTGTTTACCTCGCGTTATAACTTCATCCGCCGCACAAAGAGCCCTTTGGGTGGGTTGTATTTCCTCAAAAACACGTTTGAGCGCAAGCTGTTGCCGCGTCTTGAGCGGGTTAATGAGCTGTGCGGGATGAATGAATCCGCCTCGATAGGTTTTTTATCTGCGCGTGATGAATATGCACGCCTGCCGGATATGAACGACAAAGAGCTCAGGAAATTTGCTGCCAGAATAGCCTCGCAGCTCTGGAGCAGATACGAAGAGTTAAGCGATGCATGGGCGCACGCTCACGGCGGCAGAGAGACCCTCTTCACTGATGAGGCGCAGGCGCATTTATACGGAAAGGTTGCCGGAGTCGCGCGCGCTTTTAACTTTACCCCGATGTACTGGAAAAAATACCGTAAGGGTCAGATGACGATCCGCATGGCATTTTCCGCTATTTCACGTCTGATTAAGGATGAGTGGTGGGTTAACCAGCTCAAGGCGCAGCGTATGCGCTGGCGCGAGGCTCTGCTCATCGCTGCCGGTGAGGTCAACAAAGACCGCTCCCCCTACGCCAGCAAAATGGCGATCCGCGATGTTCATGCGCGCCGCCTGGCTAATCTCGAATATCTGAAATCCTGCGAGCTCGAAAACAAAGTCACTGGCGAGCGTGTCGACCTCATCAGTAAGGTCATGGGGAGTATTTCTAACCCTGAAATCCGCCGCATGGAGCTGATGAACACTATCGCCGGCATTGAGCGCTATGCGGCCAGCGTTGGTGATGTTGGGATGTTTATCACGCTGACCACGCCATCGAAGTATCACCCGACGCGTCAGGTCGGCAAGGGCAAAAACAAAACGGTACAGCTTAATCATGGCTGGAACGAAACCGCATTCACCCCGAAAGACGGGCAGCGCTATCTGTGTCGAATCTGGAGCCTGATGCGCACCGCGTTCAAAGATAACGATTTAGAGGTTTACGGGATGCGTGTTGTCGAACCGCACCACGACGGCACGCCGCACTGGCACATGATGCTGTTTTGCAAACCCGGTCAGCGTAAAGCCATTAACGAAATTATGCGTCGTTATGCCCTCAAAGAGGACGGTCATGAAAAGGGCGCGGCAAAACAGCGCTTTGAGTCACGTCATCTTAATCAGGGCGGCGCGGCGGGTTATATCGCTAAATACATTGCCAAAAATATCGACGGTTACGCACTCGACGGCCAGCTCGACCACGACACCGGCAAGCCTCTGAAAGATACAGCCGCCGCCGTGACCGCATGGGCGTCTACATGGCGCATCCCGCAGTTCAAACCAATTGGCCTCCCGACGATGGGCGCTTACCGCGAACTGCGGAAGCTGCCGCGCGGCGTGAGTATCGCCAGTGAGTTTGACGACCGTGTCGAGGCTGTCCGGGCTGCTGCTGATGAAGGTGAATTTGACCTGTATATCATCGCGCAGGGAGGAGCAAACATTAAGCGTGATGCTCAGGCCGTCAGGGTCGCCCGTAAGGTGACGGACGAGGTCAACGAATACGAGGAAGATATCGAGAGGGTGGTCGGTATTTATGCCCCTCACCTTGGGGCTGACCGTGTCCGTGTAACCCGTACAGCCGAATGGCGCATCGTTCCAAAGGTTTTGGCCGTTGAGCCTTTGACCTTAAAAAGCGGCTTCGCCGCGCCTCGGAGTCCTGTCAATAACTGTGGAAAGCTCACCGGCGGTGACGATCCAGTTATGACCTCCACACCGTCTGAGCAAGCCGCAGCGGTGTTAAATCTGATTGAGCGCGGGGTAATCGGCTGGAATGAGCCAGATGTCGTGAAGGTGCTTAACGGCGTGTTAAAAGCTTGCGCACCACGTAAAAATCGCCAGCAAAGAAGCAATGCGCCGCTCAAAACGAGCGAGCTGGCGCCATCAGCCAGGATGACAAAACCCGAAAGGGATCGCGTCGCAAAAATTCGTTTCGATTTGGCTCAGGAGGGCATTACACCGGAACGGTGGGAGCTCGACGCTCTGGCTCGTGGGGCAACGGTAATTTATGGCGATAAAAAATTCAGATATCCGGTGGCTGATGAGTGGCCGGGATTTTCAATGCAAGAGGAGTGAAGTTAATGAGCAAAATTCATGAGTTAAAAATCGCACCAGAGCATTTTAAAGCAGTGCAATCTGGTGATAAACGCGCTGAGTTTCGTTTCAGTGACCGCGATTTTGCGTGTGGCGATGTCCTCAGGTTAAACGAGTGGGAACAAGAAAAAGGATATACCGGAAAACGCGTGTCAGTGAGGGTAACGAACGTTACCGATTTAACAGAGTGGGTAGCAAATTATGTAATGTTGAGTTTCCAGTTAATGCTGGATGACTCCGACTGTGGCATGACCATCATGAACTGGAAAGAACTAAGCGAGAAGGGGCTGGTTTTCAGAATTAATCATGAAATTTTACACCCACTAGGGCTGGCTGTTGGATATGAAACGACTAACGGGGTTTCGGCTGGGGCTTTCGTCGCTGATGATGGTGTCTGGCAATATTCTGATGAGCTGGTCGCTCATGCGAAAGTAAATGGGTGGTTAAGATGAGCCATAGACGTCCGAAGTTGGCTAACCTGGTCAAAATGGAATGTGTCAGCTCGTCAGATTCACAATGGTTTCCCATAATTCCGCCGCCACGCCGACGATAGCAAACACCACCGGTGCTGAAACTTGCTTTCAGTGCCGGTGGTGTTGAACAACGAGCCTGGCGAGGCGTTAGCTGATGAGGTGTTTAAATCTAAGTCCGGAAAAGTAGATTGAAGCAAAAACGTCCATTATGATGGCCTAAAGGTTAACCCAAAAGGAAATCATGACAATGAGCGTTGGATTAATTACAGACGAGCCCGGACGTTTTTACACCTTCCATTCAACATTACCAGCCGGTGAATATTTTGAATTTCGCCCCCGCAACCCACCTCTGAACTCAAAACCCATCGTTGATGACGAAAGCGGGATGTGTATTGGTTATTCCGTCTCTCAGGCTCCCGGTCTATGGCAAATTTATGATGCCGACGGCATGTTTGTCAGGCTGGAAGAAGCACCGTTAGAAGCCCCCCTGATTGATCCAACTGACCTCGCTTTAATTGCCTTTGGTGTGTTTCGTCTTTTTCGTGCGGGTCAGGCATTACTGGAGAGTGGTGTCAAAACTGCCGTAACGGTGAGACTCAGTGAGGCCACCATTAGTCTCTTGCGTGGTCGTCTGAAAATGGGCTTATCAGCTCGCGCGCTCAGGATGAGTGAGTCATCAGCAAAACACATGTTGAACCCCGGTCGCTATGTGCCTTTACAGATTCAGGAAAAGGCCATTCGCTATGGCACACGAACGCCGGACCCACTGAAAAAGCCAGGCCTTTTCCGGTATGAAGCGCGTATGTATAAACTTGTTGAGAACAAGCAAAATAAAGGCTCATATATTTACAAGTCATACCGTCTTGAGGTTTTAGTCAGAGAAGCTGACTGGACTATCATGCATTTTCAGTACATGCCGTGAAGGGGGAATAATGATAGATATCACCAGCGGTGACAGGCATCTGAAATTAACGCCTTATGAAAGAGTGAGTGAGCCCGAGATACCAGCCTATAGCCGTATTATGGTATGGGTTGAGTTCTCAATTCCTGCCTTAAAAACCGAGTTTGCAGCAGAGTTTTTTGTCGGTCAGTTAGAGCAATTTAGGAATGATACGCAGGGTTTCTATCAGGCCTTAAAGAATGGGGTGAAAGTTAAGGATATTAATTTAACCTCAGCATTCGAGCAGGTTGTGCTTAAGCTTCACCAGGCGCATTTTGCCGGGGCTGTTGGCGTCAGCATGGAACTAAAGCCTGAAAACCATGCTGAAAGTATTACGCTTGAGGGTTCCCTCGATATTGATGAAAGTTATTTTCCCGACCTGCTCTCAGGTCTGGACGACATCATTTCATGGCAAAACTGATACATGCATTCAGCCACAAGACCGGTACTCAGAATGTCGGTTTTTTATGCCATTTATCCGCGATTTTCCCGTTTTTAAGCAGCGCATGCATCAGGTGCATGAATTTGCATTCGTTTTTTATTCCTGCGTTTGCCAGCCAGCGCCAGCACTGGCGCGGCTCGGGGCTGATGATGCACCTGCATTAAAAGCACCCCGTTAAGCGCGCAGGCGAGGCGGGGATAGCACTGCGCGCCAGACGTGGTGACAGGATTTATTTTACGCGTCTGTGCGCGTCGTGGTGGCGCGCTGTTATGTGCGGTCGGTTAATGAGGTGGTGGCGTGGTTGCGCCGCGTGTGCGGCGTCTGGCTCGCTCTGAGGGGATGCCGCCCGGAGGCGGCATTCTGGCGGGGGGTTACTCGGTTTCGATGTTGTAATCCTTAAAGCGGATCACCTCTAAACCGAGCCATTCATTGATTTCCTTGAAACGCTCCTGCAACGGCGTCAGCTCGTTACGCACAAACACCCGCGCCACCTTCTCGATATCACCCATTGAGCCGATATTTTCGGGCTTGCCGCCCATAAGCTGGAACGGTACGCGGTGCGCATCGAGCAGGTCGGCGGCGCTCACCTTTTTGATGTTGAAAAAATCATCCTTCGTGGCGACTTCACTCAGCGGCACAATCTTGATGCCGTCCGGTTTCCCGTTCGGGGCGTAGAAAAACAGGTTTTTGAAATTCCCGAGCCCTTTCGAGTCGCGCATCGCGGAGCGCAGCGCCTCGACGTCGGTGCTGCTCTGCGCCGCGTCGGTGACGTACATGATGTAACCCGCGTGCGCGCCGTTCTGGTAATACTTGCGACGAAACAGCGTGGCGGATTCATTCAGCCAGGCGGAATTAAGCGCGCTCAGGTATTCCGGAATCCCGTAGAGCTCCTGATTGATATCGGGCTCAAGCAGGTGAAACACCGAGCCGGGCGCGAACTGGTGCGGGTGCGTATAGTCCGACACGTACCAGTAAACGCCATCCTCGACACCACGGCGGGTGTATTTGGCTGGGGAGGTTTCCAGTTTAAAGAGCTGGCCGGTCACGCTCATGCGCTTCTCAAGATAGCCGTTGGCAAACACCAGATAATCGAGCACAAGGCGGCTGAAATCCTGCCGTGAAAGCAACGGATGCGGGATGTAGGTGCTCGTCAGGATGTTACGCTTCACGTAAATCGGGGAGCTGTGATGTACGGCGGCGCGCAGGCTTTTCGCCAGCCCGGAGAAGTTGACCGGCGGCTCGTACCATTTGCCGTTATTGATGCACTCGACATAGTCGAGGATATCGCGGCGATCCAGAACGGGTGACGGCTCGCCAAAGGTGAACGCCTCCATTTTCTGCGGTGCGCTGGCGGTCATGTTGGTCTGTTTTGGCTGTTTCTTTTGGCGTTTTTTCATCTTAGTTGATATCCAGAATCGAGGTTGAATGCATACCGCTACCGGCGGAAAGTGGCTCGTTTAACAGGGCGTGCATGGTCGCCCATGCGATATCCGCGTGGCTGGCTTCCTCACTGCGGCTGGCTTCATAGGTGGCACTGCGGCCACTGCTGGTCATGGTTTTGCGGATAGCCATAAATGACTGCGTGATGTCGGTCGCACCGGCGTCATACTCCAGACACCCGCGTCGTATGGTGTCTTTCGCTTTCAGCACCATTGCGGTTTTCATTTCCGGCGTGTAGCGGATGGCGCGCGCTGCCGGGAAGAACGAGCGCACGAGCTGGTAAACACCCTGGCCGATGCCGGTCGCATCGATGCCGATATAGTCGACGGTGTATTTCTCGGTCAGCGCACGGATGGCCTCGGCCTGCGCGGCAAAATCCATACCTTTCCACTGGTGACGCTCAAGGATGCGGAACTTGCCACCGGCAACCAGTGGCGGAGCCAGCACCGCACAGCCTGCGCTGTCGCCGGTGTGTGACGGGTCGTAGCCAATCCAGACCGGACGCCAGTTAAACGGACGGTCGGCAAACGGTTCGAAGTTCTCCCATTCTTCCATCGCATCGACCATGCAGCGTTGCAGCTCCTCGAACGGGAATACCGACGCCTTATCGTCGACGAACTCGCACATAAACAGGTTACGGAAGTCATCCGCGCTGTTTTCCTGTCTGAGCTGGTCGAGGTTAAACAGGGTGCAGCCACCGGCGAGCGCGTCCTCAATGGTGACAATCTGCCGCCACTGGCCGTCCCCGCATAACATGCCCCCGGCAAGCGCCTGATGACTGATATCGATGTCGACACGTTCGTCGCGGTTACTGCGGCCACGGTTAAACAGCTCCCCTGACCAGAACGGATAAGCGCCGTGCGCCAGCGTGGACGGCGTCGAAAAATAGGTGGTGCGAAGGTGCGACTGTGAGGCCATACCGGAGGCGACTTTTCGCAGCTTCTGGAAATTCGGTATCCAGAAAATTTCATCGACGTACAGGTCACCGTTGTGACTCTGCGCAGTGTTGGAATTGGTCCCGAGGAAAATCAGCTCTGCGCCGTTGTTGCCGATGACAATCGGGTCGCCTGACAGGTCGACGTCGACCAGACGCGCAAAAGCGATGATGTACTTACGGAAAACGTAAGCCTGCGTTTTACTGGCTGACAAAAATATCTGGTTATGGCCGGTCTTAAGGGCGCGCAGGAGCGCTTCGCGCGCAAAGTAGAACGTTGCGCCAATCTGGCGCGATTTGAGGATGTGGCGAATGCGGTGCGCGATGCCTGCCTTATGCCAGTTGAGCTGATACTCAAACGACTGGTCAAAGAAAATCTCTTCCAGCTTTTCAATCGCTTCTTCACTGAAGAAATTACGTTTCGGCTTTTTGCGATCCCCTTTGTTGCGGCTGGCAATGTTGGGGTTTAAATCCACCTCGTTTCCGGTCTGGGCGTAGCGGTTCACACGCGCGAGGCGCTCCATCTGGCGCGACAGAAAATCAGCGACCTTAAAGTCGTGCGGCGTCAGGTCGGGCTTGGCATAAAGCTGGATGAGACGCGCCTCTAACGTCGACTCAACGCGGTTAATCGGCGCGGTTTCCTCCCATCTATCACGCTGTTTCCAGCTCTGCACCGTGGGGCGCTTGAGTTCCAGCATGTCGCAGATTTGCGGCACGGCGAACCCCTGCCAGTACAACAGCCGCGCCTGTCGTCGCGGGTCATTGAGTAATGAAAGGTCAGTTGAAATGGTCATGCTTACCTCGTTTTGATGTTACGAGGCAAGGCTAAGGAAATGACCGTACTTAATCGCTAAACCCCTGTTGTGTCAGGGGTTGCACTTCCGCAACAGGTGGCTGATGAGGGGCTGAGTCGGGAAACTAACCCCGACCCGAAAACCCAACATCAGGACACCTGAACAATGGCAAAGAAAGTTTCTAAATGGTTTCGCATCGGCGTCGAGGGTGACACCTGCGATGGCCGCGTCATCAGTGCTGATGACATTCAGGAAATGGCCGATACGTTCGACCCGCGCGTCTACGGCTGCCGCATTAACCTCGAACATATCCGGGGGCTGCTGCCTGACAGTCTGTTTAAGCGATACGGCGATGTAGTCGAGCTAAAAGCGGAGGTTATCAGCGATGGCTCTGCGCTCGACGGCAAAAAGGCGTTGTTTGGCAAAATCCAGCCCCTTGACGAGCTGGTCAGCATGGTTAAGGCCGGGCAGAAGGTTTACACCTCCATGGAGATCCGCCCGAATTTTGCCAACAGTGGCAAGTGCTATCTGGTTGGCCTCGCCGTCACCGATGACCCGGCAAGCCTCGGCACCGAATACCTCGAATTCTGTAGCCGCGCCACGCAGAACCCGCTCGCCGGTAAAAAAGACCAGCCGGGCGATCTCTTCTCTGTGGCCTCACTCGCTGAGCTGGAATTTGAAGACGTTCCCGACACCATGCTCAACAGCCTGACCGACAAGGTAAAGGCCATTTTCAGCCGTAAACAGGCCAGCGACGACGCTCGTCTTGCAGATGTGCATGAGGCTGTGACGACCGTCACCGAGCTGGTGCAAAACAACCTCACCGCCACCGACCAGCGCGTCACCGAGCTTGAGACCGAACTGGCTCAGCTTAAGCAGGACGTGACCAGCAAGGCCGAAGAAAGCGCGCAGGCGTTTAACGACCTCAAAAACTCCCTCGATAACACCGAAAGCCAGCGCCAGCCGCGTCGCGAGCTTTCAAAAGGTGGTACGGGCGACGAGCTGCTGACCAACTGCTGATAACCCGCCGGGCGCGCTGCCCGGCCTGATACCTATTACCCGAACAGGAAAAACCATGCGTAAACAAACCCGCTTTAAATTCAATGCCTACCTGACCCGCGTCGCGGAGCTGAACGACATTTCCACCGATGACGTGGCGAAGAAATTTACCGTCGAGCCGTCGGTCACGCAAACCATGATGGACACCGTGCAGGAATCGTCCTCATTCCTTACGAAAATCAACATCGTGCCGGTCGACGAGCTGAAAGGCGAAAAGGTCGGTGTGGGCGTTAACGGCACAATCGCGAGCACCGCCGATACTGACGGCGATGGCGAGCGTGAAACCGCTGATTTTACCGCGCTGGAGTCCAACAAATACGAGTGCGCGCAGATTAACTTTGACTTCCATATCCGCTATAAACAGCTCGACCTGTGGGCGCGATTCCAGGACTTCCAGACCCGTATCCGTAACGCCATTATCAAGCGTCAGGCGCTCGATTTCATCATGGCCGGTTTCAACGGCATTGAGCGTGCCGCAAAATCTGACCGCAAAAAAAATCCGATGCTTCAGGATGTGGCGGTGGGCTGGTTGCAGAAGTATCGCAATGAAGCGCCAGCGCGTGTGATGTCAAAAATCACCGACGAGGACGGCGCGGTCATTTCCGATGTGATCCGCGTGGGTAAAAACGGCGACTATGCGAACCTCGACGCGCTGGTCATGGATGCCACCGGCAACCTGATTGACGAGATTTATCAGGATGACCCGGAGCTGGTTGTCATCACCGGTCGCAAGCTGATGGCGGATAAATACTTCCCTATCGTCAACAAAGAGCAGGAAAACAGCGAGTCGCTGGCCGCTGACATCATCATCAGCCAGAAGCGAATCGGCAACCTGCCAGCCGTGCGCGTGCCTTACTTCCCGGCGAATGCCCTGATGGTGACGCGTCTCGATAACCTGTCTATCTACTTCATGGATGACGCGCATCGCCGCAGCATCATCGAAAACCCGAAGAAAGACCGCATCGAAAACTACGAGTCAATGAATACCGATTACGTGGTCGAGGCATACGCTGCCGGTTGCCTGATTGAAAATATCAAGCTAGGTGACTTCACCGCACCTGCTGCACCGGAAAGCGGAGAGTAAGCCATGACGAGTCCCGCAGCGCGTCACATGATGCGGGTCTCGGCCTCTGAAACAGCGCGGCGGGCTGCTGTCCCGCTGCGCAATGCAACTGCCTATGAGCAGATGCTCGTTAAGCTGGCCGCAGACAACCGCACGCTGAAACAAATCAGATCCAATGAGCGAAAGGCAGACAAAAAGCGCGAGCTGCTGCCGTTCTACCTGCCGTGGGTCGCTGGCGTCCTCGCAAACGGCAAGGGCGCACAGGATGACATCGTCATGACGGTCATGCTGTGGCGTCTCGATGCTGACGATATCGCCGGGGCGCTGGAGATTGCCCGTTACGCCATGACCTGGGGTCTGACCATGCCGACCGGTCGACGTCCTACGCCTTACCTGCTGGCCGAAGAGGTGGCACTGGCCGCGCAGCGCCTGCTTGCTGCAAAACAGCCGGTCGAACTGGCGAGCCTGCTCGACACTATTGCACTGACAGAACGCGCTGACATGCCCGATATCGTGCGCGCAAAGCTGCACAAAATCACCGGCTATGTCCTGCGTGATTCGAATCAACTCCCCGAGGCGCTGGCACACCTGCAACGTGCGATCCAGTTAGAGCGCACTATCGGTGTGAAAAAGGATATCGAGCAGTTAGCGCGCCAGCTCAGGCCAAAACCCGAACCGGCACCAAAAACCAAAACGACTAAACCGCGCACGCGCAAACCTGCCGCTAAACCGGCGGCACGGCGCGGGCGTCCACCAAAGGCGGCAAAAGCCGCAGGTTAACCGAGCGCTCCCCGAGCCGGGCGGCACGCCGGTCAATGCGGGTATCATTTGCCCTGACTGCGACCGGCGTCCACCGCCCACCTATTACCCGAGGTTGTCATGACGACGCTGATTATTGAGCAAAACAAAGAGCCGCAGGATGTGCCGGGCGTGGTGATACCGCCGCCGGGCGTGAGCGAGCCGGTAATCAAAAACACCCCGTTTTTTCCTGATGTTGATCCGAAGCGCGTGCGTGAGGAAATGCGTTTAGAGCAGACCGTTTCCCCTGTGCGCCTGCGCCGGGCAATTAAAACCGCCATCGCAGAGACGAACGCGGAGCTGGGCGAATGGCGCGAGCGTCAGCTCGATGCCGGTTACGCCACACTGGCGGATGTCCCGACCGACAGGCTCGACGGCGAAAGCGTGCGCGTATTCCATTACTTCAACGCCGTGTGTGCCATGACGACCGCCACGCTTTACGAGCGTTTTCGCGGCGTGGATGCGACCGCCAGAGGCGACAAAAAGGCCGACAGCATCGACAGCACTATCGATGAAATGTGGCGGGATATGCGCTGGTCTGTGGCGCGCATCCAGGACAAAGCGCGCTGCATTGTGGGGCAAATCTGATGAAAGCGTATGCGCTACAGGGCGACACCCTCGACGCGATTTGTGTGCGGTACTACGGGCGCACCGAGGGCGTGGTCGAAACCGTCTTAGAAGCGAATCCCGGCCTGTCTGAGCTCGGCGTCATCCTGCCACACGGCACGGCAATTGAACTGCCCGAGACCGACAGCGCGGCCAGAACCGAAACGGTGAATCTATGGGACTGAGTATGGAGAAAATCACCACGTTTATCGCCTACTGGCTGGCCGTCGCGCTGGCGTACCTCGGCGCAATATCGCCCGAAAAGATGGCGCTTTACGTGGGCGGCGGATGCGCCATTTTTACCGCGCTGACGAATTACTGGTTTAAGCGCAAAACGTACCTCTATCTGACGTCACTCGGACTCGACAAGGGGGCTATTCGTGAAATCAATCGTTAAACGTTGCAGTGTGGCCGCAGTGCTGGCGCTGGCGGCGCTGATGCCTGACTTTCGTCTGCTTAACACCTCGCCCGAGGGGCTGGCGCTGATTGCCGACCTCGAAGGTTGTCGCCTGACGCCTTACCAGTGCAGCGCGGGAGTGTGGACGTCAGGCATCGGCCACACTGCCGGTGTCGTCCCGAAAGGGGAAATCACAGAACGTCAGGCGGCGGCGAACCTCGTCGCGGATGTGATGAACGTCGAGAAGCGTCTCGCAGTCTGCGTGCCGGTAGAAATGCCGCAGCACATTTACGACGCGCTGGTCAGCTTCTCATTCAATGTGGGAACCGGCGCGGCCTGCCGGTCGACGCTGGTCTCATACCTCAAGCGTCACCAATGGTGGCAGGCGTGCGACCAGCTCACCCGCTGGGTTTATGTGAATGGCTCAATCAATAAAGGGCTGGAAAATCGCCGCGCGCGTGAGCGTGCTTATTGTATGAAAGGAGTTTCTCAATGAAAAAATTTTTACGTTCTCTGATGTTAGATGTTCTGCTGGCTGTATTCCTGCTATGGGGGCTGGCTTCGCCGCAAAGTGCAGCACTTAATTTTGTTGCAGCGTGGGCGCTGTTTGGCTGTGTTGTCTGTATTACAGCGAGCCTCGCCGGTGTGGCTGTTTTTGACCACTGGCTACGAAATGCGGGGAAAGGTATTCCGGTAAAACCCGGAATAATGAAAATCTTCCGCGCTGTTTTCTGCAACAAGCCCTCAAAGGCGCGTCGCGCATGGTCTCTTATTATTTTTGTCGTAACCATAGGGTGTCTGCTCGGCGCTGGCTGGATCTTTACCGCGCTGCTTTACCTGATTTGCGTCCTGACCTTTACGGGGGTGCGCACCTCATACCGTCAGCGCATTGAGGAGGCGGGGCTGTGTCCAGATTCATTGTGATGTTGATTGCCGCAGGTCTGGCACTGGCGGCTGTGCTCTGGTTAAAGCATGAGAACGGTAATCTTCGGCGCTCATTTGACCGGGCAAATAAGGTCGCGACCGAACAGAAAAACGTGATCGGAATGCTGAAAAATCAGCTTTCCGTTTCGCAGGGAATCGCCAGGCAAAATGAAACCGCACAGGTCAGTTTACGTGGTGAGCTGATTGCTGCCGGTGCGATGGCCGTGCGCCGGGAAGAAACCATTACGAGACTGATGAATGAAAATGAAACGTTACGCCGCTGGTACAGCGCTGAGCTGCCTGATGTTGTGCGCAGGCTGCACACCCGCGCCGGTTGCGCCTCCGCCGGTCATTGTTTACAGCGCCTGCCCGAAAGTGAGCTATTGCCCGATGCCGGGAAGCGACCCGGCCACTAATGGCGACCTGAGTGCAGATATCCGCAGGCTTGAGCACGCGCTCGCCGCCTGCGCGTTACAGATTGAAACCGTCAAAGCCTGTCAGGATAAACTCGATGAAGAAAGCAATCAGCCTGCGAAAAGCGCTAACTGACGCCGTCCCGCAGCTTAAAACCAACCCCGAGATGATGCGCATTTTTGCCGACGAGGGGAATATCGATGCACGGCTCGCGGCCTCCCTGTCCCACGAGAAAATTTACACCCTGAATGTGATCGTGTGCGATTTTGTTGGCGACCCTGATTTGATTTTCGTGCCGGTGGCGGCGTGGCTCAGGGAAAACCAGCCGGATATCTGCACGCTCGATGAGGGGCATAAAAAGGGCTACCGCTTCCAGATGGATTTAAACGACGAGGATACGGTTGATATCAGTATCAGCCTCCAGCTCACCGAGCGCACCATCATCAGGGAGGAAAACGGCGCGCTGCATGTGAGCTATGCCCCGGAGCCGCCACCGCCTGAACCCGTCACGCGTCCAAAAGAGCTCTATATCAACGGTGAACTGGTGAGCAAGTGGGATGAGTGACTTTAAAACCTTTGATAACCAGCTCGCGGGGCTGCTTGCTGCCCTGTCACCCGCAGGGCGTCGGAAGCTTGCCGGTGAGATTGCGAAGCAACTCAGAACGGCGCAACAGCAACGTATCAAACAGCAAAAAGCCCCCGATGGCTCACCGTATCAGGCGCGAAAGCGCCAGCCCCTGAGAGCCAAAAAAGGTCGAATTAAACGGGCGATGTTTCAAAAACTGCGCACTAACCGGTACATGAAAACCAGTGGCCGTGAAAACGGTGCTGTGGTGGAATTTACCGGAAAAGTGCAGCGTATCGCGCGCGTCCATCAGTACGGCCTCAAAGACAGGCCAAACCCTAATGCTAAGGTTATGCAGTACCCGGAACGACAGCTATTAGGATTTTGTAAGGAAGATTTAAGTGCTATTGAGAATTTCATTTTAAAAAAAATAGATGAGGTTTAATCTAAAACCTAAAATATTTATATAGTGTTTTAGATCATATCTGCCGTATTCGTCCTATCATTGTAGGTTGATTCATAGGCAGCGTCATGGTATATAAAAGCTGAGAGAGAGGCAGGCATTTCCTCTTACTACAAGTAAGGGCGGCTCTGATAAAGAACAGCGTTAGCTGTTGAGTTTAACTCATGATCCTACGGGATGTTCAAAGTATCCAAACCCTCCTGCCTCTCTCTTCTTTTAAATGGAGATATCTCATGTTAGATAAAGTATGGTTTACTTATAAGGCAAGAATTCAAGCCTACCATCGCTTGGAATGGATGGATTCTCATTCACAATTTATTCTAGTTTGGTATGCAGTGCTAGGTGCAGCCCTGTCGGTTATTGTTATACGATTCCCTACGTTGCTAGGAAGTGATACAGATATTTTTAGCGCTATTTTATCCATTGCTTTGCTTGGTGTGTCATTATCTGTTGCAAACAGAAACTTTCGCGGTCGCGCAATTAACATGCGCGGTAATTATTTGGCATTACAAAACCTTTATAATGTAATCTATACCAGAGGGCAGACAGCAAGCGAAGATATAGTTAAATATAATGAGTTGCTTAATGAGGTAGATAATCATAGCGATATGGATGATAAGGTTTTTCGAGTGAAAAACTTTAGAGCTTTAACTACTCGCAAGCCTGACTGGAAAGAGTTTGCACATGTATATATTACTTGCGTAATCAAATATATCATATTAATCTTGGTATATCTTGCCCCTCTAATAATTGGATGGTGTCTTTATGAGCAATGCGGCGCGGGTATTTAAAAAGTGTTTTAGTGAAAAATACCTAAGATCCTTATATTTTGATAAAATTAAAGAAACTGGTGCTATCGGTATTGATAGGGTTAGGCCTGCTTCGTTTGAAAAGGAATGTGCTAAAGAAGTCTCTCTAATATCCAAAAAAGTTTTTAATGGTAATTACAAATTTACTGCCTATAAGGAAAAGTTAATCTCTAAAGGAGCTCATGCATTTCCTAGGCAAATATCAATTCCTACAGTACGAGATCGTATAACATTACGAGCTCTATGCGATGCTTTAGTTAAAGTATATCCTGATGCGAAACTATCACTACCTCAGGTAGTAATTGAATCACTTGATAATGCTGTTAAATCTGGTAATTATTATGAATTTGCTAAGATTGATCTTAAAAATTTCTACCCTTCCATACCACATGAATTAATAACGGCGTCAATTAAGCAAAAAATTAGAAAGCCTGAATTTCGCCTGCTAATTAATAAGGCTATTTCCACTCCAACAGTTAATGAGTCAAAAGGAAGTAAAGGAAGCGCCGCAAGTTTGAGAGGGGTTCCTCAAGGTTTATCGATCTCAAATATTTTAGCAGAAATCGCACTTCAAAATATTGATGCTGAAATCGAAGGTATCAAAGATATTTGGTATAAACGATACGTTGATGATATTTTAGTGCTTACTCCAATCGGTCGAGCATCTGATTTAGCCAATTTAATTATCGATAAATTGAAAAATATTGGTCTCTCACCTCATCCACTCGAAGAAGAGGGATCTAAATCTGTAGTAGGTATACTAAGTGTTCCTTTCAATTTTTTGGGTTACGAAATTAGCGATAAGGGTATAAGTATTAAAAAGGACAGCATATTAAGATTTGAGTCATCTCTGGCAAAGATATTTACTGCCTATAGACACGCTCTCGTTAGGGCTGAAAGCAAGAAAGAAAAAGAAAAGGCATTAGCATATTGCCAGTGGAAGCTTAATCTACGCATTACTGGATGTATTTTTAACGGTAAGAGAATGGGATGGGTTGCTTACTTCTCTCAGATTTCTACTACAACTCAGCTTAGGTGTGTCAATCATACTATTGATAACCTAGTGAAACGCTTTGGATTAAAGTCAGACATTAAACCAAAGTCATTAATTAAAACATACTATGAATGGCGGCGAGGAGAAAAAAACTCACATAAATATATCCCGAATTTTGATGACTTAGCAATCGAACAGCAAAGAGAAATTATTGCATTATGGATAGGTAAGGAAAAGGCAAATAGTTTGAGTGCAGCGTCAGTAGTCAGAACGTTTAAGTATAAAATAAACTCATCTGTTAAAGAGCTTGAACAAGATATTTCTGGTTTTTCATGATGTGCATTGGTGCTGCTCATCAATACCTGTGAAATGAATTGTACTATCAATGGGTTTGTGAACAGCGCCTAAATTTAATTATATATCATCAATTTCAGAGGGGTAAATTTCATTTTTTATTTCTTCCAGCTTTTCGTTAGTTAAACCATACTGCAATGCAAGTTTATTCGAAATCGGCTGAAGAAGGTCCTCAGCTAAGTTAAACAACTCTATGATACCCTCAAGCTCATCTATCATTTGATTTCTACCTCTTTCATTTAAAAACTCAATGGCGCGATCTGCGAAATAACCATGCGCTAGCCAATTTCTTTTAATCAAGGCTTTTGATAGTGTGCTTTCAATTATTTCATTTAGAACCCCTAAATCCCTTAGCGCACCTAAAAGATGCCCCATGGTTTTCTTTGACATGGTTTTATCAAAATTATCAAAATCCAGCTCCCATTTTTCTATTGACGAAATTTTCGTAGCGTTTTCTTTAAAAAATACTAAAAAGATAAGCAATTGAATTATTGATTGCTCCACGCATTGTGCGCGGAACATGGCCAATCCAAAATAAGCGTATACTTCTTTACAATGTTCTGATTTATTCATTATTACCTGCTGGATATGTAATCAACTTAGTTATATCGCAATAAATTGTCATTATCGAATAACAATCACATAATTCATTATGGAGCAAATAATTTAAATCAGATAGGCATTTGCCGAATTTTGCAGAGAAAAAATCGTTTGTTGTTACATCCGCCACAAAACCCGACTTAATTGTCGCTGGCCTTGCCCGGCGGCATCCTTCCCGTATGAATAATTTAAATTCTCTACAGGAAATCGCTCGGGCGATCCGCAACCTCATCCGCACCGGCATCGTAACCGACGTCGACCACGACGAGGGGTTGTGTCGTGTCCAGACCGGCGGCATGCAAACCACCTGGCTTAACTGGCTCACCTGTCGCGCCGGTCGCTCTCGCGTGTGGTGGGCTCCGTCCGTTGGCGAGCAGGTGTTATTGCTGGCCATCGGCGGTGAGCTCGATACGGCCTTTGTGCTGCCGGGCATTTTCTCAGATGACAATCCCGCGCCGTCAGCCTCACCCGATGCGCTTCACGTTACCTTCCCTGATGGCGCGGTCATTGAGTACGAACCCGAAAACAGTGCGCTCACCGTGTCAGGTATCAAAACCGCAGACGTTACTGCGTCGGATTCCATCACGGCCACCGTGCCGGTGGTGCTGGTAAAAGCCTCGACCCGTATCACGCTCGATTCACCCGAGGTGTTGTGTACCAACAAGCTGACGACCGGCACGCTCGAAGTGCAGAAAGGCGGGAAGATGTCCGGGAACATCGAGCACACCGGCGGGAAACTGACCTCAAACGGCGTGCAGGTGGATGACCATGCACACGGCAACGTACAGAGCGGCGGAAGCTGGACTAAGGGGACGCAATGACGGTGCGTTATCTGGGAATGAACAGCCAGACCGGCCTCAGTATCTCTGAGGTCGAGCATATCAGGCAAAGCGTGCGCGACATTCTCGTCACGCCGGTTGGCTCGCGTGTCATGCGCCGTGAATACGGCTCGCTTCTGTCTGCACTGATTGACCAGCCGCAGACACCGGCACTGCGATTGCAGATTATGGCCGCGTGCTATTCCGCGATCCAGAAGTGGGAGCCGCGCGTCAGTCTGACAACCATCACCTTTGAGCGGTCGGAGACCGACGGCGGGCTGTATGTCGATATCACCGGCACGCGCTCGGCTAACGGCCAGCCCTTTTCCCTCACCATTCCACTGAGTTAAACGCTATGGCAATTGTTGACCTTAACCAGCTCGCCGCGCCTGATGTCGTGGAAGTGCTGGACTATGAGACCATCCTCGCAGAGCGCAAGGCGACGCTCGTCTCGTTATACCCGGAGGAACAACAGGAGGCAGTCGCGCGCACGCTGACCCTCGAATCAGAGCCGATTGTTAAGCTGCTGGAGGAAAACGCCTATCGGGAGGTTATCTGGCGCCAGCGCGTCAACGAGGCCGCGCGTGCGGTCATGCTGGCGTATGCAGAAGATGCCGACCTTGACCAGATAGGCGGAAATTATAACGTCGAGCGCCTCGTCATCACCCCGGCAGACGACACGACGTTTCCGCCCACGCCAGCCGTAATGGAGTCGAATACAGACTACCGTCTGCGCATCCAACAGGCTTTTGAAGGACTGAGTACCGCAGGCTCAACCGGTGCATATCAGTTTCATGGCCGCAGCGCCGACGGGCGTGTCGCGGATATTTCCGTCATCAGTCCTGAGCCTGCGTGTGTGACCGTGTCCGTGCTGTCGCGTGAAAATAACGGCGTGGCCTCTGACGAGCTGCTCGCTATCGTGCGCGATGCCCTGAACGACGAGGACGTCAGGCCGGTGGCCGACCGCGTGACCGTGCAGTCAGCGAAAATCGTCGACTACAAAATCACTGCATCGCTTTACCTTTACCCCGGCCCCGAAAGTGAGCCTGTGCTCAGTGCGGCAAAAGCAAAGTTACAGGCGTATATCACCGCGCAGCACCGGCTCGGGCGTGACATCCGTAAATCGGCCATCTATGCGGCGCTCCACGTCGAGGGCGTGCAGCGTGTCGAGCTGGCCGCGCCGGTGGCTGACATCGTTCTCGATGAAACGCAGGCGTCATGGTGCAGCGAGTACAGCGTCACCATAGGGGGTAATGATGAATGACACACGACTGTTGCCGGTTGGCTCCTCGCCGCTTGAGTTGGCGGCGGCGCGCGCCTGCGCTGAAATCGAAAATACCCCCGTCCCCCTGCGCCGACTCTGGAGCCCGGACGACTGCCCGGCAAACCTCTTGCCGTGGCTGGCGTGGGCGTTTTCCGTTGACCGCTGGGATGAGAACTGGCCGGAGGCCACCAAACGGGATGTGATCCGCAATGCCTGGTATATCCACGCACACAAAGGAACGATTGGGGCAGTGCGCCGCGTCGTGGAGCCGCTCGGCTACCTGATAAACGTGTCTGAGTGGTGGCAGACAAACGATCCGCCCGGCACGTTTCGACTCGATATCGGTGTGCTGGAGACCGGCATCACCGAGGAAATGTATTACGAAATGGAGCGGCTTATTGCCGATGCAAAGCCAGCCAGCCGCCATCTTATCGGCCTCAATATTATTCAGGACATTCCCGGCTATCTGTACACCGGCGCCCTGAGCTATGACGGCGACATCATCACGGTTTACCCCGGATAAGTGAGAGCACAATGACAGTGAAATATAAAACGGTCATCACCAAAGCCGGTGCAATCAAGCTGGCCGCAGCGACCGTCCCGAACGGGAAAAAAGTCAATTTTACGGCGATGGCCGTCGGTGACGGCGGCGGTACGCTGCCGGTGCCTGACCCAAACCAGACAAAACTCGTTAAAGAGGTCTGGCGTCATGCGCTGAACAAAATCAGCCAGGACAATAAGCACAAAAATTATGTCGTGGCGGAGCTGCTCATCCCGCCTGAGACCGGCGGTTTCTGGATGCGTGAGCTCGGACTCTATGACGACACCGGCACGCTGATAGCGGTCGGTAATATGGCCGAAAGCTACAAGCCAGCGCTGGCGGAGGGGTCAGGCCGTGCGCAGACCGTGCGAATGGTAATTATGGTGAGCGACATCGAGTCAGTCGAGCTGACCATCGACACCTCAACGGTGATGGCAACGCAGGACTACGTCGACGACAAGCTCGCTGAGCATGAGAAGTCCCGCCGCCATCCTGACGCCACGCTCACCGCTAAGGGGTTCACTCAGTTAAGCAGTGCGACCGACAGCGCGTCTGAGAGCGTCGCAGCGACGCCAAAAGCAGTTAAGGCGGCGTATGACCTTGCGAAAGGGAAATATACGGCTCAGGACGCCACCACGGCGCAAAAGGGTATCGTCCAGCTTAGTAGCGCGACCGACAGCACGTCTGAGAGCGTCGCAGCGACGCCGAAAGCAGTTAAAGCGGCGTATGACCTTGCGAAAGGGAAATATACGGCTCAGGACGCCACCACGGCGCAAAAGGGTATTGTCCAGCTCAGTAGCGCGACCGACAGCACGTCTGAGGCGCTGGCGGCAACGCCGAAAGCCGTTAAGGCCGCGAATGACAACGCCAACGGGCGCGTACCGTCAGGGCGTAAGGTAAACGGCAGGGCGCTGTCTTCCGATATCAGCATTACGGCGCAGGATATTTTCAACGGGCAGGCCGTGGCAATTGGCAATGCCGCCGACCTGAACGCCTACACCACGGCGGGACTGTATTACCAGCCAGCGAACGCGCAGGCTCAAACCGGCAGGAACTATCCAGAAGCTAACGCCGGTTCGCTGGAAGTTTATAAGCATGCCGGTATCACGCAGATTTACCGGATTTATAACAGCTCCCGCTCGTACATTCGCTCGCTTTACAGCGGGACGTGGTCAGCCTGGGTTAAACAGTATGATGCGGCCAATAAACCCTCCCCGGCTGATATTAATGCCGTGAATAAGGGCGGCGATGCAATGACCGGGGGGCTTAAGATTCGCGCTGCTGATGCGTTGCGCATTTACGATGCGGCATACGGAATGATTTTTCGCCGTTCAGAAAATAATTTTTACCTAATTCCGACAGCAAAAGACCAGGGGGAAAATGGCGGCATAAGTTCACTGCGTCCATTTTATGCAGATCTCACTAATGGCAGAGTGACGCTGGGTAATGGTGCAGTCGTTAACGGCGGTCTTGGGCTGGGTGTGGTCAGCGGCCTTGGGGGGAACTCTATTGCTCTGGGCGATAATGACACCGGTTTCAAACAGAACGGAGATGGTGTGCTGGATGTTTATGCCAACAGCAAGCAGGTAATGCGATTCCTGAACAGTGGCATAACGAGTTATATGCTCTTCAACATGAATGCAGGCGCATCAGTAAGCAGCACTCTCACCTTTAAAAACGGTAGTGGTATCACGTCTGAGAAAACTGGCGCCAACCCCCGAAACGGCCGAATTTACTGGGGCGGTGATGCGAGTCGCGGCAACAGGATAGAATTTGCAGATGATGCCGGCTGGAAAGCTTACATTGAACGTCATCCCTCAAACGGTGTTCAGTTGGTCGTAAATGGGCGAATCAATGGAAGTATTGTGTATTCCAGCGGTGAAGTACAGGCAGGCGGAGGCAAAGCCCGCTTCACTGCTGACGGCAATATCTATGGTTCGAAATGGGGAAACCAGTGGCTTGATGCATATCTGAGAAACACCTATCAGCCAAAGGGCAATTACACCCCGGCGGGTCAGGCTTATACCAAAGCGGAGTCGGATGCGCGTTACGGGGTTGGTAAAACGACGACAGGCAATAACAGCGCTTACTACACGCACGGCAACGGTGCTGTGTTTATGCAGTCTGTGAGAAATATCTCGGTCGGCAACAATGCCACTGTAACCGTGACACTACCTACGTCGTTCCCTAACGGGATTCTCGGTATCGGTTCGAGTTATCACGGTGCAGGGGGTAATAACTCCGCATCCTTTTACCTCTGTTCGCCTGTCGGTAAAAATCAGGTGAAAATTGAAACCCATAACTGCAATGGAACATTTTATTTAAACGTAACGGGTTACTGATATGCAGAAATATTTCAGCAATACAGATAAAAGCTTTTACCTTGAGGAAACTGTCAGAACCTATGAGGAACAGGGTATTCCCGTGCCGTCAGACCTGATGGCAATATCCGATGCCGAATATGAAACCTTTATGGTTTCACCTGACCGGAAAGCGCCTCGGTACAATGTTGAATCAGAATGTATGGAATGGGTCGACATCGCGCCGCCTACCCGCGAGGAAGCTATCGAAAAAGCTGAGGCATTAAAGGCGCAGCTCTTGTCTGTTGCAGCTCAGGCCATAGCACCATTGCAGGATGCGGTCGATTTGTCGATGGCGACAGAAGAGGAAATGGCGAGCCTGTCGGCGTGGAAGAAATACCGGGTTTTACTTAACCGGGTTGATACCAGTGAGCCTGACGAAATTGAATGGCCTGAATCGCCGTTAACAGAGTAATAAAAAACCCGCGTTAAGCGGGTTTAATCATAGGGGCATTCTTCATAGTCTTTTTCTGTTTCATCACCGACAAACAGTCTGAGCCAGCAAAAGCCAAAGAGCCACCATGCAGCCAGACAACCAATAACCCAGAGTAAAATCGTCATTATCGCTTCCTCGTTAATGGCGAAACGATAGCGACAATACCCATTCATTGATAATGGTTATCAGCGATCAATTAACCGTTATTGATCGCTGATAACGATCAATAACCATTCCCGCACACCACAACCGGTCGCTGTGCGTTGTGCTGTCATTCCCCCAACGGCCTTTCGTTTCTCACACCTCACACACAACAGAAAATAGTTGCACCCCTTAACCACGGAGTTAAACGGATGAGCGACTATCATCACGGCGTCGAGGTCATCGAGATTAACGATGGCACGCGCACCATTTCCACCGTTTCGACGGCTATCATCGGCATGGTCTGCACCGCCAGCGATGCTGACGATTCAACATTCCCGCTAAATGAGCCGGTGCTGATTACCAGCGTGCAGAACGCTATCGGTAAAGCCGGTAAGCTCGGCACCCTGTCAAAATCCCTGCAGGCCATCGCCGACCAGTGCAAGCCGGTCGTTGTGGTTGTACGCGTTGCCGAAGGTATTGAAGACCCGGACGACCCGGAAGCGGCGCAGAAAGAAACCATTTCCAACATCATCGGCACGACCGACGAAAACGGCAAATACACCGGGCTTAAAGCGCTGTTGACCGCCAAAACCGTCACCGGCGTCAAGCCGCGTATTCTCGGCGTGCCGGGGCTGGATTCTCTGGAAGTGGCGACCGCGCTCGCGGCGACCTGTCAGAGCCTGCGCGCATTTGGTTATATCAGCGCGTGGGGCTGCAAGACCATTTCCGAAGCCATCAAATACCGTGAGAATTTCAGCCAGCGCGAGCTGATGGTCATTCACCCTGATTTTCTCGCATGGGACACCACGGCGAACGAAACCGACATTGCATGGGCGACCGCCCGCGCGCTCGGCCTGCGCGCCAAAATCGACCAGGAGACGGGCTGGCACAAAACGCTCTCTAACGTCGGCGTGAATGGCGTCACCGGCGTCAGTACCTCGGTCTCATGGGATTTGCAGGAGAAGGGAACTGACGCGAACCTGCTGAATCAGGCCGGGGTGACAACGCTCATCCGTAACGACGGCTTTAAATTCTGGGGCAACCGTACCTGCTCAGATGACCCGCTTTTCCTGTTTGAAAACTACACCCGCACGGCACAGGTGCTGGCCGACACGATGGCTGAGGCGCACGCGTGGGCGATTGATAAACCCGTTACCGCAACGCTTATCCGCGACATTGTCGCCGGTATCAATGCGAAATTCCGCGAGCTGAAAAACAACGGCTATATCGTTGACGGTACGTGCTGGTACGACCCGGAGTCGAACAGCGTGGAAACCCTGAAAGCCGGGAAGCTGTATATCGATTACGACTACACCCCCGTCCCTCCGCTGGAAAACCTGACCCTGCGCCAGCGCATCACCGATACCTATCTGGCAGACCTGTCAGACTCGGTCAACAGCTAAGGAGCTCAGAGCATGGCGTTACCACGCAAACTGAAATACCTGAACATGTTTAACGACGGTCTCAGCTATATGGGCGTCGTTGAATCCGTCACCCTGCCAAAGCTGACCCGTAAGCTTGAGAAATACCGCGGCGGCGGGATGCCGGGCTCGGTGTCGGTTGACCTCGGCCTCGACGACGACGCGCTGTCGCTTGAGTGGACGCTGGGCGGCCTGCCCGACGTCGAGCTGTGGGCGCAGTACGCGTCACCGGGTGCCGACAGCGTGCCGCTGCGCTTCACCGGCTCATTCCAGCGCGATGACACCGGCGCTATTTCCGCTGTTGAGGTGGTCATGCGTGGCCGTCACAAAGAGTACGACGGCGGCGAAAACAAGCAGGGCGAAAGCGGTACGACCAAAATCGCGACCGAGTGCTCGTATTACCAGCTCACGATTGACGGCAAAGAGGTCATCGAGATTGACGTCATCAACATGGTGATGAAAGTCGACGGCGTCGACCGTCTGGCGGAACACCGTAAGGCGATTGGCCTGTAACCCCTTAACCGGTCAGTCAGGCTGGCCGGTCACTTAACTTTGACGAGAGCAACATCATGGAAAACATCAACGAAATCAACGAAACCGAAAACTCAAACATTGTGATCCTCGATAACCCCGTCATGCGCGGTGAGCAGAAAATCGAACAGGTGACCGTTACAAAACCCAACGCGGGAACCCTGCGCGGTGTGAGTCTGGCCTCGCTGGCAAACTCTGACGTTGACGCACTGATTAAAGTGCTGCCGCGTATGACGTACCCGGCGCTCACCGAGCATGAGGTCATGCGTCTGGAAGCGTCAGACCTGATTTTGTTCGCCGGTAAGGTGGTTGGTTTTTTGTCACCATCTTCGGCTCGCTGACATTCCCGGATAACCTTTCGGTCGATGACCTGATGGCGGATATCGCGGTGATTTTTCACTGGCCGCCATCAGAGCTCTATTCCCTGAGCGTGACCGAGCTCATCACATGGCGCGAAAAGGCGCTGCAGCGAAGCGGACACCACTATGAGCAATAACGTCAGGATTGAGGTACTGCTGAACGCAGTAGACCGGGCAAGCCGACCGCTCAAAGCTATCCAGAACGCCAGTAAATCACTTGCTGGCGATATCCGCACTTCTCAAAACAGCCTGCGCGATCTGAATGCGCAGGCTGGCCGAATTGACGGATTCAGGAAAGCGAGCGCACAGCTTGCCGTGACCGGCCAGTCGCTTAACAGGGCGAAACAGGAAGCCGCCGCGCTGGCCGTTCAGTTTAAAAACACGCTGAACCCGACTACCGCGCAGGCGCGCGCGATGGAGGCGGCGAAGAAATCCGCCGCTGAACTGCAGCTCAAATACAACAGCCTCAGGCAGTCGGTGCAGCGCCAGCGCACCGAGCTCGCGCGGGCTGGTATTAATACCCGTACCCTGTCGGCGGATGAGCGCCGCCTGAAAACCAGCATCAGTGAGACGACCGCGCAGCTCAACCGGCAGCGCGGGGCACTGGCGCGGGTCAGTCAACAGCAGGCGCGACTGAGTCGCATTAAAGAGCGTTATCAGGCCGGTAAATCCATTGCCGGAGGCGCTGCAGCGGCAGGCGCGGCGGGCGTCGGTACCGCCACGGCGGGAACGATGGCCGGAGTAAAATTACTCACGCCCGGTTATGACTTTGCACAGAAAAACTCTGAGCTGCAGGCCGTGCTCGGGGGCGAAAAACAGTCGCCCGAAATGGAGGCGCTGCGCAAACAGGCGCGCCAGCTCGGGGACAATACCGCTGCGTCTGCAGACGATGCGGCGAGCGCGCAGATTATCATTGCGAAAAGCGGCGGGGATGCCGCAGCGATTCAGGCGGCGACGCCGGTCACGCTGAATATGGCGCTGTCTAACCGTCGCTCGATGGAAGAAAACGCCGCGCTGCTGACGGGTATGAAATCCGCGTTTCAGATGTCAAACGACCAGATCGCACACATTGGCGACGTGCTGTCGATGACGATGAACAAAACGGCCGCTGACTTTGACGGGCTGAGCGACGCGCTGACGTATGCTGCGCCGGTGGCAAAAAATGCCGGGGTCAGTATCGAGCAGACCGCCGCAATGGTTGGCGCGCTCCATGACGCCAAAATCACCGGCTCGATGGCGGGAACGGGCAGCCGTGCCGTCCTGAGTCGCCTGCAGGCTCCGACCGGTAAGGCATACGAGGCCATCAAAGAGCTCGGCGTTAAAACGTCTGACAGCAAGGGCAACACGCGCCCGATATTTGCCATTCTGAAAGAAATGCAGCGCAGTTTTGAGAAAAACAATCTCGGAACAAGCCAGCGCGGCGAATACATGAAAACCATCTTTGGTGAGGAAGCCAGCTCGGCGGCGGCGGTACTGATGACCGCTGCCTCAAGCGGTAAGCTCGATCAGCTCACGGCGGCGTTTAAAGCCTCGGACGGCAAAACCGCTGAGCTGGTCAAAATCATGCAGAACAACCTCGGCGGCGACTTTAAAGAATTTCAGTCAGCCTATGAGGCCGTTGGTACTGACCTGTTTGACCAGCAGGAGGGGTCACTGCGTAAGCTCACCCAGACTGCCACGAAATATGTGTTAAAGCTCGACGGCTGGATCACCAATAACAAAACACTTGCGTCAACAATCGGCATCATAGCAGGCGGCGCACTGGCAATTATTGGCATCCTCGGGGCAATTGGTCTGGTCACCTGGCCGGTCATTACCGGCATTAATATTTTGATTGCCGGTGCATCACTGCTGGGGACGGTTTTCTCTGCGGTGGGCGGTGCCATCATGACCGTGCTCGGGGCGCTTACCTGGCCGATTGTGGCTGTTGGCGTTGCCATCATCGCCGGTGCGCTGCTCATCCGCAAATACTGGGAACCAATAAGCGCATTTTTCTCAGGCGTAATGGAGGGGATAAAGCAGGCTTTTGCCCCTGTAGTGGAGTTATTCGAACCGTTAAAGCCGGTTTTCGACTGGCTGGGTGAAAAACTCAAAGCGGCGTGGCAGTGGTTTAAAGACCTGATCGCACCGGTTAAATCGACGCAGGAGACGCTCGACAACTGCAAAAATGCGGGTGTGATGTTCGGTAAGATGCTGGCCGAAGCGCTGATGTTACCGCTCAAAAGCTTTAATACATTGGGTACCGGCGTTAACTGGTTACTGGAAAAGCTCGGGGTCATCAAAAAGGAGTCGGGCGAGCTCGACCAGACGGCCGCAAAAGCCAACGCCGCCACCGGCTCGCAAAAGGGGTCTTATATTCCGGCCACCTCGGCATATGGAGGATATCAGGCCTATCAGCCAGTAACGGCTCCTACCGGAAAGACTTACGTCGACCAGAGCAAGCCAGAATATAACATCAACCTGAATGGTGGCATTGCGCCGGGCAGCGACCTTGACCGGCAACTCCGCGAGGCTGTCGATAAACTCGACCGGGAAAACCGTGCGCGTCAGCGCTCAAGTATGCGTCATGACTGAGGGGGATAAAGCATGTTAATGGTTTTAGGTTTGTTTGTGTTTGAGCGCCGCACGCTGCCCTATCAGTCTATGCAGTATTCGAAGGATTACCGCTGGGCGTCAAACGACCGTATCGGAAAGCCACCGGCTTACCAGTATCTCGGGGAAGGGGAAACCACGCGCACGCTGTCGGGTGTCCTCTATCCCGAAATTACCGGCGGGCGTCTATCACTGACCGCCATCGAGCTGATGGCCGACGAGGGGCGCGCGTGGCCGCTGATTGACGGGACGGGCATGATCCACGGCATGTATGTTATCGACAAAGTGACGCACACCCACACTGAGCTATTCAGTGACGGTGCTGCCAGAAAAATCGAGTTTAGCCTGTCCCTTAAACGGGTCGATGAATCGCTGGCGGCCATTTACGGCGACCTTAAAACGCAGGCCGACAATCTGGTCACGTCTGCCGGTGAATGGCTGGGAGGGCTGGCAGGATGATTACGGGAATGAATATTCAGGCCGGGGCGAAGATAGCCCCGGCGTTTATGCTCAAGCTGGATAACGAGGATATCACGCAGGATTTCAGTGACCGCCTTATCAGCCTGACCATGACCGACAATCGCGGATTCGAGGCCGACCAGCTCGATATCGAGCTCGATGACACTGACTGCCAGGTAGCAATGCCGCCGCGCGGCGCAACATTGACGCTGTGGTTAGGCTGGCAGGATTCCGCGCTGATAAAAAAAGGGACGTTCACGGTCGACGAAATCGAGCACAGGGGCGCGCCTGATACGCTGACCATCCGGGGACGCAGCGCCGATTTTCGCGGGTCGCTGAACTCGCGCCGGGAACAGTCATGGCATGACACCACGCTCGGGCAAATTGTCGAGACGATTGCGGCACGCAATAAGCTGACGGCCAGCGTGGCAGACACGCTGAAAGCCGTCGCCGTGCCTCACATTGACCAGTCGCAGGAATCCGACGCGGTATTTCTGTCCCGCCTGGCTGACCGGAACGGGGCGGCGGTTTCGGTAAAAGCGGGGAAACTGCTATTCCTGAAAGCCGGGGGCGGTAAGACGGCCAGCGGAAAACCTATTCCGCAGATGACGCTTGAGCGCGGCGACGGCGATCGTCATCAGTTTGCCATTGCTGACCGGGAAGCCTACACCGGCGTGACGGCAAAATGGCTGCACACCAAAGACCCCAAGCCGCAAAAGCAAAAGGTTAAGCTCAAAAGGAAGCCCAAAGAGAAGCACCTCCGCGCGCTGCAGCATCCGAAAGCAACCAAAGCCCCGGCAAAGACTAAAGCCAAAAAAGAGCAGGAAGCGCGCGAGGGTGAGTACATGGCCGGTGAGGCTGACAACGTGCTGGAGCTTACAACCATCTACGCGACAAAGGCGCAGGCCATGCGCGCCGCTCAGGCAAAGTGGGACAAGCTGCAGCGAGGCGTGGCGGAGTTTTCAATCTCGCTTGCGATTGGCCGTGCAGATTTGTTTCCTGAAACGCCAATCGCGGTGAAAGGCTTTAAGCGCGTCATAGACGATCAGGCGTGGATAATCAGCCGGGTGGTGCATAACCTCAACGGGAGCGGCTATACGACGGGCTTAGAGCTTGAGGTTAAGGTTTCGGATGTGGAGTACGAAAGCGAAGAATTAACGCAATGACATACACTTAACTGTTTGTTATATAATGATAAAATGAGTAAAATTAACGCATCGGAAATTAAATGAGGTGCTCGCCATGTTTCACTGTCCAAAATGCCATTTCGCCGCTCACGCCCGCACAAGTCGCTATTTTACTGACACGACCAAAGAGCGGTATCACCAGTGCACAAACATCAACTGCAGCGCGACGTTTGTGACCACTGAGACGGTTGAGCGCTTTATCGTTTCGCCGGGGGAGGTGGTGCCAGTGTCGCCGCATCCAACAACGTCAGGTCAGCAATCAATCAACTGGATGTAATTACGATGAGCCTTTTGAATAAAGGCTTATTGTTTTTATTATTAAATAGTAGTAGTTTTGCTATAAAAGTTGAGGAATCAATTCATACCGAAACCAATTGTCAGAGATAG